TCGTCTGCACAGATGGTTTATGATACATTATCTAGAGGTGCGAAGACTTTTGGTCAGTCAGGTAAGAGAATTGTGATTAGTTCACCGATACTTGTAGATGATTTCTTCTATGGCGAGTTGTATATGAAGCAGCATAATGTGCCTGGTGTTATGGTGAATCATGGGGCGACGTGGGAGATTAATCAGAATATTACGTATCATGATTTAGAAGATGAGTTTAGAAGGAATCCTGAGACTGCAATGAGAGATTATGGTGCAGTGCCGAGCTTTGCGATTGAAAGATACTTCAGAGAGTTTGAAAAAGTTGAAGGTGCAATGGGTGAAAGGCCGAATCCATATGTGCAGTTCAATGAGATTAAGACCAAAGACGGTCCTGAAATGACCTGTACTATTAAGAATCCCGATGGTAGTAACTGGGTAGGTGAGGCTGGAGTTATTTATCATGCAGCGGGCGACCCTGCAGTTAAGAATGATAAGTTTGGATTTGCTCTTGGTCATAAGTCACCGACAGGAGTACTCATGTCGGATTTGATTTATACTTTTGGCCAGGATGATATGGGTAAGACGACTGATAATAAAAAGATTATGGAAGTAGATGCTAGGAAAGTTAAGGCATTAATACTAGAGCTTAGGCGCAGATGTTTATTGGGTGTGTTTGTTACTGATATATGGAATTTCCCTGAGACATTGCAGGAGATTAGGAGAAATGGAATTGAGGTAAGGCAGAATACAGTTGGAAAGAGAGAGTATGATAATTTTAAGGAGAAGGCTTATCTTGGTGAAGTGGATATATGCGATTATCCTTATGTCTTAAGTGAGTTGCAGAATTTGGAAGTAATTCGTCAGAGTAAGATTGATCACCCGAAGCATTCATCTAAAGATACCGCTGATGCACTTGTAAATATGTTCTGGAGCTTCCAGGAAAAGAGCAAGTCAATATCAGAAGCACCTGCAATAGTATCTGTAGTGTGGTGAGAACATGGGAATGTTTGGAAAGAAGCCTGTGAGCAGAATAAGGACGAAGGAAGTTGGACTTAGCACTTCTGGAGGTGCTTCCTGGAACTATGAGCAGATGCTCAGTGATAAATCGGAGTGGCCTTATGGCATTGTCGATGAGATGGATGCCTATAAGAAAGTCGGATTGGTAAGAACGTGTATTAATGTTAGGAGTTATTATGTTCGAAGAAATGGATTCAACGCTGTAGTTTCTCCGGAGAATCCATCTTTGCAAAAGTTCATTGATGATATGAACTGGAAAGTAAATTTAGGCAGGATAGTTGAGATCTCACTAATTAAGAGGCAGATCTTTGGTAGATGCGGTTGGGAAATTGTTTGGGAGACAACTACCTATGAGAATGGCGAAAAGATAATATCTATAGATTCACTCCTTCCGCTGAGGAGTAAGGGTATTATTCCGGATGTAGATAATGAAACGAATGAAGTAGAGAGCTATACGTATCCTGAATCAAAAGAGGGTGAACTTAAACCTCAGCAGGTTTTATACTTCACTCTTGATGATATGGAGCGCGATCATCTGGGCTTGAGTGGAATTATTAGTATTAAGGACTCAGTTAATACGAAGGTAAATCTGAATAGAGATTTACTAGAATCGAGTAAGAGACTTTGGGCTCCGATAGGAATGTTCAAGATGAATACTGAGCAGTTCCTTGATCCGAATGTTAAGATTCAGAAGATGAAGGAATTTGCCGCAAGTCTTCAGCCTGGAAGATCTATAGTTTATAACACTGCGATAGAGGATAGCAAGATTGTAGACTTGCGCCCCGATATACAGGGATTAATTAGATCGTTAGAAAAGGTTGATGAGGATATTATGGGTTTCTGGATGGTACCTAAAGCTATCCTGGCTAGGGAAAAGACAATAACGAAAGCTACCTTAGCTGATGCGATGGAGGCATTATATTCTGGTCCGGTTAAGGCGGATCAGGATTATATGAAAGAAGAGTTAGAGAGGCAATGGTACCCGAAGCTCGTGGCTATCTGGAGAGAGTCACATCCGAATGATAATACAGAGTATCATGTAACACACGAGTGGAAGGAAATAACATTCGTGGATCCTGCGTTGGTAAAAGCGTTTGCCTATGCAGTACGAAATGGTGTCATGACGAGGCCTGAGTATTTCGCTAACTTACATCTGAAAATGGTCGATGGTGATAAGATTCAGCAACCAGCGAAACCGACGCCTGAGACCTCAGAAATGGAAAAAAATTATTGAGGATGCAGTTGATATGAAGTTAGATGATCTCAGGCAAGTATTTAAAGCTGAGGACGGGCAGACAGTAGAGAAAATATAAGGAGGAATGAACGATGCCTTTCTGGAAGGGAATTCAGAGCGAATTTGATGGATGGAGTCTCGAGAAGCTTGCCCCCTATTGCTTGGAGCTGCATCGTTCATATGGGGTATGGCGTCAGCATGAGAAGTTTCACGATGTAAAGGGCAATTCCTGGAGTAAGGAGGATTTCTGGAATTTCTGGCGAATATTAGATAGGGCACTCAAGGCAAAAGGTGGAAAGGGTTGCCAGCCTCTGGATGGAATGCCTTCACATCTAGAGGAAGAGTGTGTAGGATGTAAAGATGAGCTTGCGGAAGCTAGACAGAGAACTCGTGAAATGGGTAAATGTCAAGGGGTGGTGTATAATAGGTGAAAATTTGGAGCTGTAGAAGAGCTCGATGAGATTTGCTTCTGTGATGGGACATGCGTTCCAGTGGATATTAGGAAGTTCGATAAAATTGTAATGGAGATGAATGCTAGGGGTGCAAATAGAATGTTGGCGACTGATGTTACCCCTGAATATAGAAAGAAGTTCTTAAGTGAGGGAATCGATGTTCAGCATATTGAGCTTTCACAGATGGAAAAGTTAGATGATGATGCACCAAGGGTAAAGTTTTTCCTCGTTGGTGCTGAGAGAAGGAAGATAGCAGACTTTGCTGATGGTGTTATGCTTAATGCTGTTCAGGTTAAGAAACGGGAGCAGCTTGAGCCATGGAGATCGGAGTATAAGGGCAAGATTATGCTGGATAATGGTATTTTCGGTGATGTGTTACTCTCTGTTGATGAACTTACGGAGAGAGTTAATACCATTGTGCCGGATATTGCTGTTGGACCTGATGTATTATTTGATCATGATATACATCTGAAGAGTATTAAGAGACAGAAAGAGTTTGTTGGAAAGAAGCTTCCCGATGAGACGGAGATAATGTTGGTGCCTCAGGGGAATACATGTTTAGAGTATGAGTGGTGTATTGGTGAGGTTGTAAAGATGAAGCCCGATGTAATTGGATTGGGCAGAATGAGTATGAAAATTGCCGGGTATCCTGGCAAAGGTCATAGACAGAGATTATTCTGCTTTAATAGATTGGAGAAACTGGGTTTGCTCGATAAGATACATGAGGAAGGAATCAAGATTCATGCCCTTGGACTCAGTAAGCCTTGGGAATTGCCTTATATGAATAAGTATAAGGTATATAGTCTTGATTCAATGAGCTATATATATAGTTCGTTGTATCATCAGCTTGCAATGCCCGGTGATGAAACTGAGAGGATGATGACTGTACTGCATGATGGTACAGTTAAGAAGAGCAGAGATATAGACGATCAACTTCACGCAAGAAGGTGCGAGTTTTCGAAGACCTATCCCTTCGATAAGAGTCTGGATGAGAGACAACAGTGGATAGTGAAAAATGTCTGGCATCAGATGGCAGCTACGAAGGCTACCGATCATCATGTTCTGAGTTCTCTGAAGGGGCTAAGATGGGAAGATAGAGATGATACGCCCATGTTAGAGAAACCGAGAAAGGAGAAACTTAGACAGAAGGTATTTAATGCACTACAAGAAGGATCTGATGAGAAGATGAATGTGTCAGATCTTCAGGGTATAGATATATCGAATCTGGATAATGAGGAACTGCTTGCATATCATTTCTTGCTACATAATGCATATAGGAGGGGAATCTAATGAAGGTAGTAGTTATCGGAAAGGATGGGAAGCATATAGCTGAAGCCTTCAGAAAGGCTGGTCACGAAGTTAAGGAATTCGAAACTGTAGATCAGGAGATTCCAGAACTTCAGCCAGATGTGATATGGGTTAGCCCTCCCTGTAGTGCATTGAGTAAGGCAGGAGCATGGAAGCACTGGGAGGTTACGGAAGATGCCTATATCCCGAAGACTGAGGTTGCGAAAGAGGATTATGCGTTTCTTGATCTTGCGTTAGAGATGATAAGTAATGTAAAGCCGAAATTGTGGTTTGTGGAGCTTCCCATGGGATTAGGTCGTAAGATGGAGACGCTTCAGGGATTGCCTAGATTGACTACTACGTTCTGTCAATATGGATATGAGTTCCGGAAAGAGACCGATATCTGGACAAATATTAAGGGATGGAATATAAAGACGCCTTGTAAGAATGGAGCAAAATGTCATAAGGCTATGCCAAGAGGCGTGCCCAAATCAGGGAAGAATGGTGGAATAAATACTCTTTGGGGAGAAGCTCGCGCCGTTATGCCAGAACCTTTCTGTAATGAGGTGGTAGAAGTGACTGAGAAGGCATTTGGAATTAGAAAGAATGAAGGAACGATTAGTGCTGATGATTTAATCGTTTGGCATAATAAGATTAGTGAGGAGATGGAGAACAGGGGGATAAAGCATAATTCTCCGTTGCCTCCTCCTGAGAAGCAGATGAGTGAGGAAAAAGAGTATAAGGATCCGATGCCTAGTGGAAAGGTTGACGGCCCTGAGATCACTCTTGAGGAAGTTCTGAAGCATCTGGGTAATTTTAAGATTACTGAGAATATGATATCACTAGTTGGAGGTGTAGTGAATAACTACAAGACTTCCGGTGATATAGATATCATGATAAGGACATTGGAAGATGATCCAATTACGGTGCCGTTAAGGTTTAGAATATTGAGAATGTTCCCTGAACATCTGAGAGAGAGAATTCACTTCTTGTTCGAGAATACGACTAATAATCAGCATATTCCCGGACCGTATACTTCACACGTTCCTCTCTTTGATATAGAGGCGAATATTAAGAAGCCTCTGAAGAGAGTTCAGATGAGTGAGATCACAAGAGAGTTAGGAAAGCAACTAGGATTAACATTGGGCAGATTCTTCACACCGGCGAAACCCATGATCGGGTATAAGTATCAGAATATGATGGGGTGGGATGCAATGAAGGCTTTAGTGGAGGATTGGCCGGTATATGTTCAGAAGAAATATGATGGAGCCCGTGTTCAATGGCATAAGGACGGAGATGATATTAAGGCATTCTCTGACGATGGGCATAGGATTGAACACAGAATGCCCACGTTAGTTAATGAACTAAGGACTAAGTGGCCGGAGAAAGTAATTCTGGATTCTGAAGTCGAAATCTGGAAGAATGGTGAGAAGTTAGGGAGGGAAGAGATTAGTGGCTTCCTTCGGCAAGTTCAAGAATTAAAGGAAGGGCAAGACGCTGGAATAGTGGCTAATGTTTTTGACCTTCTTTATCATTCGACGAATGACAAAGAGATGAATATGGTGTCTATGTCCTATGAGGAAAGGGTTAAGCATCTCTCTAGGATGCCGTTCAGTGAGACTACTGATGATGTTCCAAAGGTAGGAATGTTTAATAGGACACCATCGTATAAGGCTGAAAATGTCGATCAGATGATAGAGATCGGTAAGAAGCAAGAGGCGAAACCTGGAAGTTAGGGCGTTGTGGTGAAGACTCTTGCTTCGAGATATCCACTCGATGGATCAGCGAGAGCTTGGTGGAAGTTGAAGGTAACGGCTACTTTCAATGTTGCTGCTATCGAAAAGATAGAGACTAAGACTAAGGGTGTTTATAATTATACTATGGCAATGACTCGAAGCCCTGGTTATGATTATGCGGATGATGATCTGAAAGATGTGAAAGGCAAGAAAATGGTATATGTGGGAAAATCAATGAACACGACCATGGATCTTAAGCCTGGTGACGTGTTTAAGATCTCGGCAGAGAACATATTCCTCTATTCGGATAAGATAAGAGTATATTTACCTGTGCCGCTGGAAGTAAGTAAAGAGACAGCGGATAGCATCGATGAGACTGTGAGAAGGGCAAAAGATGC